ATAGGCTTCAACTTCACCAGAAACCACTATATCGTTAGCAAAATTTATGAATCCAATATCATCACCACTATTTGTAGCCACACCCGTAACAGTTAATGTTGTCCCAGCTCCAGTCCCAGCAACCTCTAATGCACTATCAGGTGCCGTCGTTCCGATGCCGACTTTACCATCATTTGTAATTCTCATTCTTTCATTCGATAAGGCATCTCCAGCCGTGACATTTCCATAATATGAATGAAATTTTATTCCCTCATCGGTTCCACCATAATCAAATACAATACCACGGTAACCAAAATAATTATGAGAAACTGCAACATCAAAATTCCCATCTGACCCAGCTGCTTTAAGATTATGACCAATTATTGATTCTGAACTTCCACCAGTTTGTCCAAGATGTAAATTAGCAATACCACCACCAACCAACACATTAGCGACATTAGCGGTTAGAGCTACTTGTAATTGTGCAGATGGATTTGTCGTTCCGATACCCAACTTATTATTAATGTAACCGGCTCCAAATGAACCAGTAGAAGTTGATGAACCACTTATGTTTGTAAACTCTCCTTCTTGAGCCACAGCATTTAGTGTTGAAAATGGTAAATCGTGTGTATGGTCACCTTTTGCATATTTAACTTCTGAAACTGTCCCAGGTGAAGCTGTTGTTCCTATATCACTTGGAGTCTCAGTAAATGGTTCTAAATTAGTTGTTACCATTTGACCAAATGCCGTAACATCACCATACACTTGTAAATCATCTACCACGATTGTTTCTACTTCTACCGCTCCACCTTTAATATCAATACCATCCTTGTCAGCTCTAATATATTTATTTGGTGAGTTCCATACCAATAAACCGTCCTGAGTTAATTCTGAATGTGGAGTATGTACTTTTAGAGTCAAACTGTCATATTTAACATTAACTGATGGACTTCCTCCACCTGTATTGGTAGTTGATGTATATGAAGCTGTTGAATTGACAGAACCCGTTATTATCATTTTTAACGCTACGGCATCTGTATCTAACCCAGCTACAAAACTTTTAGTTGCATATGCATCAGCGGGTAAATTGGGAGAATAAAATTGTTTTGGGTAATTACTATTTATGCGTTGCCAAGTAGGAGCCGTTCTACTATCAGTAGCATAATACAAATCAACGAATTGTGATGTGAATGCACTATTACCCACCGACCCTCTGGTTAAAAACGATACTTCTACTGTGTTACCTTGTGTAAATGTTACTCCGATACTTGAAGTAACAGATTGTGACATTTCAAATTGAAAACTATTTACCCGTGTCATTTGTCCTGACATTTATCTACTCCTGTCTTATACATATATATAATGAATATTATTTTTAATGAATTTATGAACTTTGTCCTCCACCAGCTCCCTGTTCAGCTGAAACAAAAATTTCAAAACAATTAGCGCCTGTTCCTGGTGCTGAACTCGTGACATTCATAGTCACCGACCCCGAATTCCATAATTCAGCTGTAATTCCATCATTAGTACTTATTATACTAAAATGTGATACAGTTGTAGAACCGTCTGAATCATCCTCAAACCCACCATTGAGAAGTAAGTTAGATGCTACACCAGTAACACTACTCAAACTACCACTACCAACTCGGACTCGTTCATTATTATCAGAATCGAATACTAGCAGTGATGATGACAATGCATTAATTTCAGTAGTATCACTCTGTAATACTCCGTTGGTTATTGACCATCCACCAATGTTCCCTTCACTTGAAGATATTGTTCCAGTCAAATCTACATTGGATGCTGTTATGTTTCCAGTATGGTCGACTTGGAATTTACTTGAACTTATAGCATAAGTTTGAGATGAATCTGCTATTTCAAAACCAGTGGTTAAAAGTTTATTTGTGTCGATTGTCCATCCACCAATGTTTCCTTCACTTGAAGATATTGTCCCACTTACGGTTAATGTAGACCCATCAAATGATAGTGCTGCATTTACAGAACCACTTCCACCCAAATGTAAATGACCAGTGTTCAAATCAATAAGAGAACCAACTGTACTATTATTCCAATTGTTTGATTTAATTGTACCAGTCTGTATATTATCACCTGAAATTTTTGTTCCAGTCGAATCAATCTCTGTAACTTTTATATAATCGATATATACTGAACCTGACTCATAAGCGTAATTGGTTATAACCAGTGGAGTGAAATATTTAACATCATCTCCACCAGAACCTGAAGCTACGACACCGGGGTCTAAAATATTTGAGTGCTGGAAACCCGGACCTCCAGTTATTCTTCCCTGTCTACCTTTAAAATAACCTTTATGAATTTCCCAATCAGTACCTACATTTCTATTCGCCATAGCAAAATAATGTTGAGAACTAAAAGAATCGATAGCTGGACTATGAGTACTAACTTTTGTCACTCCATCAGCTTGATATGCAGTTATACCACAATACACCGTACCATCACCTTCTGAGTGCTTAACTCTAATTTCTAACTCGTATAACGAATGTGAATTGAATGGTATTAGTTTATTACTACTTAACCAAACCATATCATCATCAGAGTTATCACCACATTTTAATGCTTTATTACCTTGAATCTCTCCCACCGAACTTTGCAAACTGGGTGTAGCGTAGTTACTTGCATGATAATAGTACCACCCGTTTCCAGAACCGTCTGTTTTAGGATTATTACCACCATCAATCGATTGAGCGGTTGAATAACTTGACCAATCTTCAAAAAATAGTGTATTATATTCAGTTTGACCAGCTATAGTAACATCGGCTCCGATTGTTACAGAACCTGTTATATCTAAATTACCACTTGTATCCCAATTTATTGCTCCACTTGCTAAATGACCTTCACCAGAACCACTTAATGTTATTTCATCACCAGAACCAAGAGTTATTTTTTCAGCTGAAGAATCAAGTGTAATATTACCTTTCGAGAATGTAGATGCATCAAAATCCCAACCAGCTATAGAATTTCTCTGTTCACCTAAATCAAAAATAGTTGTACCTGTAGAATCTTTACCTTGTATGCCATAAGTGTCCGTAGATATTTGACCGACTCGAATGTTTACAGTATTAGAAGCACTTCCCGTTCTTGTTGTAATTATTTTGTTATCGGCATCAATTGATATACCACCATTACTATCTACAGCTGATAAGTTACCTGCGTTAATATCCCAACTAGCTATTTTACCAGCACTTGCAGTCATTTCACCAGTTTCAGAAACGAAGAAATGAGATGCAGATATTTGACCACCATCTATTTCCATAACTGGAATAGTAGAACCACTGAGTATAATCTTACCCTCACCAATTGAAATTCTTTTATTTGTAGAAGATATATCCAAATCTACTGCATCTAATTCAAATGTTGATGTATTAATTCCAACTCCACTACCAGATAGATTTATTTGGGAAGCTGTTATTTGTAAAACTCCACTCTCAAACTTTATCTGGTCATTAGATGGATTACCAACTCTAAAATCACCACTACCACTCAGAAAGATACCACTACTTAAACCTATTGTCATATCAGTAGCGTTATCACCCAATCTAATTGACCTATTTGAAGAATCAACAACAAAACTTTGGTCACTTGACGATAGTGCTGTTGCTGTTATACCAAATCCACCTATCTCACCAAATGTAGCTTTTATACCACCAGTTAAATATACATTTTGTGAATATAATCCATAACCCGATAATGTACCAAATGTAGTATCATTTATACCTGCTAATTTACCAAGTCTAACCTTAATATTATTATCTGAGTTAAAATCACTATGAGCAGTTACACCATCAATTACATCGATATATGGAGCATTGTCATCATCTGCAGTCATATAAACTGCACCTTGTCTGGTATTATCTGAGGTATTACCTATTCTGACATAATCAAATCCACCACTTGGAGGTGTAGTCTCGTGTGACCCTGTTATAGCAACTAACGACCCGCTATTAGAAACAGAAACAACAATTAAATCAGATTTAAATGAAGTGTTACCTTGGTAGCGTTGAGCTCTAATTAAATCACCTTCAACAAAACCATGTCCATATATATTTGAACCAGTGTCAAAAAATAATGAGTATGATGGTGAAGCTTCCATTGAAGCTGATATTGTTTTTCCAGTCGAACTTACCCACAATGAACCATTTGTAGCTCTAACTTGCTGTACCATTAATTCATAAACATTCATTGTTCCACGAACTGTCAATTCATCAAGACTTAATCCCCAACCATCACCTGATTCATTATCTATTCTCCACCCATAACCACCAAAACCACTAGCGAATGATGAAGTTCCTACTGAATCTTTGAATGCTGCATTTCCAACAACATCGAGTTTATATGCTGGTGATGGTGTTCCTATACCGACATTGCCACTATTTTCGATACGCATTTTTTCATCACCACTAACCCCTATCCTTATAGGGTTAGAATTACCTGAATATAGAAGAACATCACCACTCCTCGCTGATATGCTGAATTGGGAACCTGCTGTATCTTTAATAAATATCTCCGCAGTGTCATCATTTTCTATATGTAATCCTTTACCCCCATAATATAAAGTTGGGTCGGTTGTTCCGATTCCAACATTACCACTTCCACTGACATAAAATTTACCAAGTAATCCAACTCGTGTATCTACTCCACCTGTTATGTCAAATAAATTATCTGCACTATCGTCAGTAATTTTCATTACTACATTTGTACCATCATCACTATTAAAGATTATACCTTCACCAGGGTCTGATATACTTATAGAATCCGCATCAACTATTCGTTGGTTATTCATATTAAGTGGACTACTACCATATGGTAGGTTTGCCATATTTAAACTACCACTAATATACATAGAACCAGTAAATATATGAGTATCATCACCAGTATCACCAAACCGTGTCGAACCACTTGAAAATGATTGTGTTAAATGTGTAACAGAAGAAGAAACGATATATCGTTGAGCTATAATATCACCTGTAGCTCGTATATCACCTTCTACATCGAGTTTATAATCTGGAGTTGATGTTCCGATTCCAACACTACCTGAATTATTAATTGTTTGAGCTAAAATGGTATTAACATAAATTCTAAAATCTTCATTTGTACTTGTACCTCCGGCTGAACCAACCTTTATCCAAAAAGCTCGTTCGGTTGTTTCCAATACACCTCTGGAGTTGTTGCCGTCTTGAATAAGTGAAGTAATATTACCAGTTTGACCAGTGTGTTTTATAAACAACCCCCTCGTAGTAGCATTCGCCTGACCATCTATTTCAATATCTCCTTTATTCACATCTAATAAAGCACTTGGGTCTGCTGTTCCGATACCAACATTACCATCTTTTAATACCAGAGTATTGTTTGTAGGACTACCCGTACCATATATTTTAAATGGAGTTTTAGAACTAAGTGCATCGTAAATCTCAAATGTATTAGTAGTACCTTTTCCCATCACCGAATAATCAGATACATTTGTCTTCATTCTATATATAGCATTACCTGTTGTAGTAGTAACCCCTACCCTTGTCGCAGAAGTCGTTCCAAGTACCTCTAACTTTTCATCTGGACTTGTAGTTCCGATTCCGACATTAGCACCATTAGTTCCATTTAATATTAAATTCCCATCGTGTTGTAATTCTAATTCAGCTCCAGCTGTTCCAATATAAGTTATTAGAAAGTCACTATTGTCATTATTATCATCAAAATACATTCTAACATCATCATGCGCATTTTCAAACAATAAACCACTGTCATTACCTCCACTTCCATTTAAATGCAGCAATGTTTGTGGATTTGTTGTTCCGATACCAATCATCTTATCTGTGATGTCGGCGTGAAAAAATGGGGTGATACTTGCATTATTTACCGATGATGAATAAAATTGAATCTTAGAATTGTCACCAACCATCCAAGTTTTTAAATTTGATTTAAAAACTAATCCTTCATCTAATGAAAATTCCGTCAGAGAACCCGTCTTGTATAACTGAGAATTTCCATATCCCGAAGCTTCACCCACACCTCTTAAAGTGTTAAATACTATACCTGCGTATTGACTTGAAACATCACTCGATTCAATCCATAGCGCAGTCGAATTTGAACTTGATAGATGTAATATGCCTGATGGGTCGTTTGTTCCAATTCCGACATTTCCATCTGATTTCAAAAATAATGTATCTATTGTTGGAGGTGCACCTGTAGATGCACCATATCCAAGTGTCATACCACTAGCGGCTTCAGTATAATATGTCATATAGGCATTATTACCATCAAATCCAAATGAATTAAAATAACCACTTGGTGATTTTTCAAGAGTTAATGTTTTATCAGTATTAAGAACATGCAGTTTTGATATAGGACTTGTTTCTCCGAGTCCGACATCACCAGTACTATCAATAGTAACTGCGGCTTTTGTCTCTAACCCAGAACCTGTTGCTATTATAAATTTATCTAAACCATTATCATAACCCAATGAGTACTGAGCTGTTCCACTATCATACCATCTAATAAATGAATCACCTGTCGATGCCTTTAAATTAATAATTGAACCATTAGAGTCTTCCAATGTAATATCTGTTGCGAATAAATCACCACTTGCACTTATATCTTCTACTTCTACTCGTCCGAATGAACCAGTAGAAGTTGATGAACCACTTATGTTTGTAAACTCTCCTTCTTGAGCCACAGCATTTAGTGTTGAAAATGGTAAATCGTGTGTATGGTCACCTCGCGAATAAGCTATACTTGAACCCGCAGTTCCTCCAGTAGAAACAACCGTCAGTGGTGTATCATCGAATGGTGGATTAGCCGATGCTACAAAATCACCAAATACAGCAACATCACCATAAACTTCAAGTGCATCTGTTTTTATTGTATTAGCTTCAATTATACCACCTTTAATATCAATACCATCTTTGTCAGCTCTAATATATCTGTTAGGTGATGTCCACACCATAATACCATCATCAGTTAATTCAGTAATTGATTTATGAGAAGCTATCTGCAAGTCATCATAATCAATCGTTATTGCCGGTGTAGAAGTTATATTAGTTGTTGAGCTTTCATTCGAGGCTGTAAATACTGAACCAGTTATTATGGCCTTAACTGCCTGGACATCACTTGTAGGTGAAGTTGTAAAAACCTTAGTAGAAAAAGAACTCCCTATACCAAATGATTGTGGATAATTTTGAAATTGTGTCCAACTGAGTGATTCACTATCAGCACTATAATATAAGTCTACTTGTTGTGTAGTTTTATCAATTATACCACTAGCTTTAGCTTTAAATGAAAATTCAATCGAATCAACGGCGTAAAAGCTACCAGTAACAGATTGTGATACTTCATAATTGAATTGATTTATTGTTGACATTTGTAATAACTCCTATTTAAAACTGTTGCTTACTAAATTATTTATACAGTTAATTACCTGCATTTGAGGTTCCACTGCTCACAGCTATTCTAAAACTATTGCTATTAGATGTTCCGGTTCCAGTTGAGACAGTAACAGAAATATCCCTACCACTTATTATACCAGATGGGTAAGAAAATCTATCACCACTTGTATGAGTTGAAGAAGAAAACCACCCTTCAATACCACTTTCAAAGCCAGAATTGGAAAAGAGATTTTCACCATCTCCTGTTACTTGACTTAAGCTTCCACTACCTACCTTTACAACCTGCCTATCTAACACATCTTTAAGGAATAAAGATTGTGAAGGAGCATTTAATGAAAGTTTATCATTGTATATGCTATCAAAATCGAAATCCCAACCTGCTATAGATTGTGTAGCTTCATCAACTTGTATTAATGGTTTACTTGTTCCTCCAGTTATATTATGTCTAACTACCGATAATCCAGTATTTCCTGTAAAACTTCCGTTTGCCCAAGTTTGTCCTAAAGAAGCTATCATAATTCCATAATCAGCTGATTCGGATGTAAGTGCTGTAACTAATACTGAACTTGAAACTGACCATAATTCTAATGAACCACCATCAAGTTTCCCATCAGATAAATCCCAACCCCCAATATTACCTGCAGTTGATGTAAGAGTTCCACTTAAATCTACATTCGATGCTGTCATATTTCCATTCTTTAGGTGGAAACTTGAAGCTGATATTTCTATATCAGTACTACTACTTATAAAACTTGTACCCAAATCACCTAACATAAATGATGGTGTTAATATTTCTACATTTGAACCACTTGCCGTTAAATTCTCTGTTATAATATTTATATCACTACCACTTAAATTTACATTTGAGGATGTTATTTGCAATGAACTGTCAGTTGAATTGAATTTTATAGCTGAAGTGTTATCACCTATATTTACTTTGATGTTACCATTCTCCGATGCTAAATAGAACCCCGCGTCAGAGTCAGTAAAACTACTTTTAGCAGTAGTATATATTCTAGCATTATTGGAATCTACACTCAATCTGAGCTTGTCACTCAAACTAATATACGGTTCACCTGTGGCACCATGTAGTGTGATTGCATCTAATGTTATTTTACTGGTAGCTGAATCAATTGATAGTCCAGTAGCATTTAAATTAAACTCACTTGAACTCATAACCAGTCCAGTAGATGAACCACTAATATATGAATCATCACTACCGAAGAAAAAGTTAGGTGTTAGGATATTTACATCACTACCACTAATATCTACTTTGGAAGCAGTTATTTGTAAATTACCACTCGAATCCCAACTCATTGATTGATTAGCTACATAACCTTCCCCACTACCACTCAGTAAAATACCACTACCAAGTGTTATCTGCTCATCGACCGAATCAAGTGTCACATTACCATTTGATAATGACGATGTGTCTATAACCCAACCAGCTATTTTACCAGCACTTGCAGTTATTTCACCAGTTTCAGAAACGAAGAAATGAGATGCCGAAATTTGACCACCATCTATTTTGATTACTGGGACGGTAGAACCACTGAGTATTAACTTACCTTCACCTAAATCAATTGAACGACTGAATGCTGATATATCTAAACCAGATGAGTTTAATTCAAAGTTCTCTGTTTCTATTTCAACACCACTACCTTTTAAGTTTATATAAGACGCTGTCAGTTCTAAACCACTCGTGGTTGTAAATTTAAGTTGACCTATAGTTGAATCTGTGGGACTTCCTACTCTAAAATCACCACTTCCACTCATAAATATACCAGTTCCATTTGCAAATGTCATGGTATCAGCATTAGTTCCTAATTTCATTGATACATCACTTGAGCTCAAAATGAAAGTATTATCAGATGATGATAGTGCAGTACTACTTATCCCAAAACCACCTATCTCACCGAACGAAGCTCGTATTCCACCTTCAAGATACACATTGTCAGAATATAACCCATAATTATTCGGTGTAGCTCCTAAATCTCCCCAAACAGTAGAACTTATACCATCAAGTTTTCCGAGCCTAGCTTTTATGTTATTGTCTGCATTGAAATCTGCGTGAGCACTTACACCATCAATAATGTCAATATAGGGTGCCTCATCATCATCCGAAGTTAAATATACGGCTCCTTGTCTTGATTGACTTGTAGTGTTACCAATCCTAACATAATCAAATCCACCACTCGGAGGTGTATTCCCTGTCGAAGATGTTACCGTTGTCAATGAACCACTATTTCCTACAGAAGTTACAATCAAATCAGAACGAGTTACTACATCTTCCGAAGCTCCACCCTGAAATCTCTGAGCTCTAATTAAATCACCTTCAACAAAACCGTGCCCATATACATTTGAACCGGTGTCAAATTGTAATGAAAAGGTAGCTGGAGAATCTTCTACTACTGTATCAACTTTTCCAGTTGAACTAATCCATACTGAACCGTTGGTTGCTCTTAATTGTTGGATTAATAATTCATAAATTTTCATTTGTCCACGAACTGTTAAGTTATCAACAGATAATCCCCAACCTTCACTACCACTAGCTCCCGCTTCGCCTGTGTTACCTATTCTCCACCCATAACCACCAAAACCACTAGCGAATGATGAAGTTCCTACTGAATCTTTGAATGCTGCATTTCCGATAACATCGAGTTTATAATCTGGAGTTGTTGTTCCGATACCGATTTCATCAATAATAAGTTTACCACTCCCGTGTATACTACCAGATACATCTAATTCGTATTGTGGTAATGCCTTACCGACACCTAATCTACTGTCAATTTTATCGCTGTTACTGTTTACCCCTATTAACACATTTGAAGTCCCATCGGTTGTATTTGGTATAAACCTTAAATCAGACCCTTCAAGTGATATACTAAAAGACTTGTCTGTATCAGTTCTTTTTAATGTTAATAGTGAAGAGCCATTTGGGTCTTCTATGAGTACATTAGAATCGGTCGAACTTGTTATATGAAGTGTTGCGGATGGATTTGTCGTTCCGATACCAACATACCCAACACCACTTTCATTAATGTCAGTCTTAACAGTCACTATCGCGCATTCTATGGCTGCTGCGTTCTCAGTGGTTGATGATTCAGACCCGCTATGGTATCCTATTTGAAACTTTTGTCCAGTCGCACCATACGAAACTCCACTATACCACTGTTTAATAGCATTTGTATCTCTCCAATAAACACCACCACCTCTATTACTAACCGATGTATCTATTACTACTCTACCATGTGTATGTGAGTCACCACTCGATTCTAAATACAGAGTAGCTAGCGATGATGATATTCTAACACTCCCATTTATATCTAACTGGTGTGCTGGGTTGGGCATACCAACACCTAAATTTCCGTTTGTAATGTATGCAGCACCACCGTGATTAAATAATAACCGAGTATTTCCACTGGCTTCACCAATTTGAAATTGACCAGTAGTAGTGTGATTTAATAGAAAATCCTTATTGGTTGCAGATGAATTTTCAAATCTTAAAGTAGAAGCATCACTACCATCCCACACAGTGGAACCCTTTATGTGAAGTTTATCGGATGGTGCTGTTCCAATACCGACTTTTGACCCACTCAATGTTACCCAATCAGTATCAGCAGCATCTCTAAACTTCATAACATTGTTATCAACTTCAATATCCATAGTTCCAATTTCAATCTGACCAATAGAACCATTTGACGAATCATAAAATCTTGCTAGTGTTGATTCTGCCCCTTTCACTTCTAATGTATGTGTCGGAGTTGTGGTGGTTCCAATACCGACTTTTCCATTTATTGTAACTATGTCATCCGAAACATCACCAAAAATCAATGAATTAATAGATGAAATTGATGTCGAACCACTTTTTAATAAATAAAAATCAACATTATTTGAAGAACCATTTACAGCATTGTTATCTCTACCATAAGTTATTCTCTTATCATAAAAATGGTTTACAACAAACCTCCCACCATCCATGTAGAGTGGGAATGCGTCAGATGAAGACCCTTGCCAATCATTAAACCAAAATGCACAGTGGTCAGATGTTGTATTATTACTCATTTCAAATACCATACTCATTACATCAGATGATGATTGGTGTGCATAAATATAAGCATCATCACCATTAAAATCCCATTGAATCTTGCTAGTATTAACACTACCTGGTACGAATGTTGTATCATTATAAAATACAATATCGTTACCAGTAGACAAATGTAAATCACCACTCGCGCTTATGTTACCTGCTACAGTTAATTTTTGTGATGGTGTTTTTGTTCCAATACCGACATTTCCACTCTCAGAAACAAATAGTGTTGGTGATGTTGTTCCATGAAAATATACATCAGCTATATTAGTACCACTATCATCACCTAACCTAAGTACTTCATTATCTCCTGGAGTGAAAATAATATCTTCATTATCTGTAGTTCCAAAGAAGAATCCACTATCATTCATTCTAATATATCCATCTTGTCCATAATCATTATTCGCAGAAAAGAAAATACCTGCAGAACCTTTACCAGGATTTGAATCAGAACCAGTTTGATAAATCTTTAATTGATAATCATTACTTCCAGATTCGTATAAATGTAATAGATTACCTGGACTCGTTGTTCCGATTCCGACATTTCCAGAATGATTAATATTAACTATTTCAGTATTATTTGTATAAAATACTATATCATTACTATTTTGAGCCCTCAACGCCATATCAGAACCTTGTAGAGTGATTAATCCCATTAATGTGCTACCATTTAAAAGTCCTATATTGTCGTATGTATCACCTTGAACTGTTAATGTTTGAGCCGGACTTGTTGTTCCGATACCAACTCTATCATTGTCAATAGTAAATGGAGTAGATGTTGTAGAAGTACCAGCATTATCTAATCTATTGATTTTAAATTTATTACCAGTACTTGACATACCATAAGTTTCATATGCAGTACTAGCTGAAGCTCTTAAAATTATATTAGCCGAGTCGGCACCTGATATAAATAAATGGGTATCAGTTTCTCCAAAAATCTTAACGCTTCCACTGACATCTAATATTTTATTTGGACTTACTGTTCCTATACCAACCTTATCACCAGTTACATACATAGTGTCCTGTACTTGTACACTATCGGCTGCGCTCATTGTAATAGAACTTCCATAAAACTCGTGGTATGAACCACTGGCGTGTATTGAGCCCGTAAAATAATGATGGTCTTGACTTGATGTATCACCGAATTGGTTTGAACCTGTCAATACAATAGTGGATGATGTTATTGTAGTAGTCACCAAATCAATAACTTCAAGTGTTCCACTTATGAACGCATCACCTTTAATATTTAGAGTTGACCCAGATATTATAGAAGATGATATTTGAGTAAAATGTCCTTCTTGGGCTACATCATCTAATACTGAAAACTCCAAACTATGTATGTGGTCGGCTCTCGCGAATTTACCCGATTCGCCGGCTGAAATTGAAGTTGAAACTTCTGTTACAATTGAGGTTGTGGTATCATCTGCTGGGATTGACGACGCTTGTAAATCACCAAATACAGATATATTACCAAATATTTCTAATTCATTAGCAGTAACTTTATCAACATTTATATCACCACCTAAAATATCAAGTCCAGTACTATTTGCTCTTATATATCTACTCGGAGATGTATATACTAAAAGTCCACCGTCTGTTAATTCTACTTTAGGTGTTTCGAGATTAAATTTAAAATCATCATAATCTATATTAAATGATGGTCTCACCCCCTGAGCACTATCAGTACCGACACCTTGTCCAATTCCTACCGAACCACTAATGACCGCTTTAATCCCTGGTGTTTCTTCTGGTGGACTAAACACAAACGATTTTTTACTATAAGCCGTTCCCATTACAAATTTCTTAGGTAAGCTTAATGAATCTGAATTTGGTAATTCTTCCCAACCAGTAGAAGCACTATAATAAAAATTGACTGTCTGGTCACTATAAAATTTTGCGCGTGTACTACTGACCATACCTTGGAAACTAAATTCTATCGTATCTGTAGGTTTAACTACACTACTTGTTATGCTTTGGCTTATTTCGTATGTAAATTTATTATTGGCCATTAGGCACCTCCAGAAGTTTGTTCAGCTGGTATAAATATTCTAATATGTTGACCAGTTACATCTACTGAATTTGAACTCGTTACTTCCATTGAACACGACTCGGTTCCAATAAAATCAGATGTTGGCCATTGGTCAGTTCCGGCATTATCACCATCACTAGCAGATGTAAAATACCACCCACTACCAGTATCGTCAAATGTAGGGTTAGTCATTAAATTAGTTCCCGAACCAGTTACTTCTGATAATGAACCACTACCTACTTTAATCATAATGTTGTCATTAATATCTGTCACGGTCATGCTTGCCAATGTAGAATCTAATGCTACATTATTTTTTTCAATTTTTGAACTCGTTACATTCCAACCGGCTATTGATGCTGATGAAAACATTGCGAAACCAGATGATGAAATATAAGCCACTGCGTCTATCGCGTCGGTACCAGCTGGGACATATATTTCATTAGCACTTAAATTAGCATTGATTGTAGTTCCGGCTCCAATTACTAATGTTTCATTTGTGGGGTCAAGATGAAATAGAGATGATGAAATCTCAATATTCCTATCAGCTCCACTTATAAACTGTTGGTCTTCTTTCCCTACAAAAAATGTATCAGTTCGTATAGCTAGCTCATTAGTATCTGTTCTAAATTTGAACGAACCGCTATCTCCCCCAGCGTGTAGTTCTAACCCAACACCACTATAATTATCACCACTATCACTTAGGACTGAACCACTCCACATCATCCACCCAGGAGCAGATGTTTTGTTTGAAGCTTTTAGAAATCCATCATACCCAACTGACCGGATATACGCTGAACTAACACCTGCTATTTCAACACCAGTTCCAGTATTTCGACCCACAAACATTTTCCCTGATAATAAATTATCATCTCCACTTATCAATTGGTTACTACCTGTGAAGTTTATAGGGGTAGTAGATACTCTCATAGTATCACCATATAAAAGAGCAGGTTCATTATTGATATTAAAAAATTCTATATAGAATGTTAATGTGTCATCAGTTATTGCTTTGTCTAATGGTAAATAAAATGTATATTGTTCAGGATTAAATCCAGTTTCTTTAGATGAATTTATTTCTAAATCTTTTAATGTCCATTCTCCAGATTCAACATAAAATACCACCGTACCACTACCACTACTATCTGGTATAAAATCTACATCTACATCAATTTCTTCTTCTGTAAGTACATCATCTATTTTGGTTGCATATATCCGGTGGCCACTATAATTACCCCCTCGCATTATAGCGTCAGATATAATATTAGTATTTATAGTATCAGTATCAGCTTTTTCAAATTTTGTGTTTTCATCGTTATCTATGAATGCGGAACCACTCATATAGATATTTATTTTACCACGCTGAACTTCAACCTCAGTTCCGGTAGAATTTACACGAGTTTCACTTAGCTTATTACCGTGCAATTTCATTCTAAGTTTATATACTTGCGCTTCGTTGAAGTCTATTGAACTTGTATATTGTATTTTATAAAAATCTCTCCAACCACCCAATGAACCACTTATCTTTAACCCATCCATTAGGGGCGTAGTTACATAAGACATTGTAGGTTGCGTGCTTACTAAACTACCAGCGTACACATTTAATGAATCAGTATGTAACGAGGCTGTAAAATTCTCGTCTATGTGAGCTTGATTTATAAAGTCACCGACTGATACATCAAAGAAAACATTATCACTTGTCACTTCCTTTATAAATAATTTTTCTTCTTCTAAAACACCGTCACCTATCAATAATTCCTGTACACCACTACTAGCTTTCATATAAGTTTTTATACTATGTACATCACCAGAATAAGTTTTTAAGTTATTTAATTTTAATTTAGCGAATGATATGTTGTTCTGAGTTTCTTGGTAGCTAGCAGATACATAAGTTATAGTATATCCCCGAACACCAGCATTATGTGTATCGGGAACTGAATCTCCCTGACCTGCTAAATAGTTTGGTAGATTAGCTCTTTGAGTAAATGGTGGGTCTATTTTTAATTTAGTTTCACTAATAATATTAGTAATACTTGAAGTAAACTCAGATGTTATTCCATTATATGAACCTGTTATATCGTGAGCATCTACTGTTAATACTCCCCCTATAAATGAACTACTAAACTTGGCTTCTTCAAACACACCGGTAGATATTTCATAACTATTAGCCGTTACTGCATCACCTATCAATGTAAGAGTTCCAGAAGCATATGTGTAAGTATTATCTGATATAGACCCCGAAATAGTAACATATGGACTTCGCACTTCCTCGATGTCTAATGTAGGAGCTTCGTAAAAATAAATAGGTTGTTTATTGACTATGGTTGAATTATCTAATAATATAGTGTCTTGCCACCGAACATTATATATGTCACGCCACTCAGTTGGTATATCTACTATAAGCCCCTTGTCGTTTTCATAAGTAGATAATTCAGCCAATATAGTAATAGTAGCAGTACCGGCTACCTCACCACCATATACTACAATGGAAATAGGTTTATATTCATCAGCTGAAAATGAAGCATCAATTGGTTCTGTATATATTATATTACCATCACTATCCTTTAATTCTATTTTTATTTCAACGCCCGTTTTTAAAAATTCAGTTCCCTGAATTAAAAACATTTGTTTACCAGTGGTTATAGTTGATGGGAGATTTAATATTTTAAAATACTTCGATTGGCCTCGTGTAAAGCTTAAGGGGTCTTCTTTAAAAACGCCGACTGAATCAAGATTTTCATTTAGTTGTGAGTATTGTATCACTGAGGTCTCCGTAATGAGCTAAAAAAACTATCCATATATAAATATAAAACCAAGTAAATTATTTATAACTATATATTTATTTTATACACACGGAGTAAGTATAAAATGAAAAAAAGATGTAATTTTACAATAGATGACAACTTAATTGAATGGTTTCAAGAGTATGCAAAAAAAGAGGCTAGAACAATGTCCAGCCTCATCAACTCTCATATATTAGAATTAAAAAAAAAGTGTGAAGGAATATCCAATAATACCCCTTCAATTAATGTGCTAAAAGTTAAGAATAACTAACACTACTATAACCATTTTCTTTTTTAATTTCTATCAGTACATCCATGATGTCTCGCATAGCATCAATATGAGATATAATCATTAAAAACTTAAATTGACCTTTTAAGTAATCAAACAGCATAGCTAATGAATTTAAGTTATCAGAATCTAATACACCAAATCCCTCGTCAATAGCTAAGAAGTCTGGTCGTGGTAAATTAGATAAGTTTATTAATGCTACTCGTATAGCGAGAGCTGATATAAATCTCTCCATTCCACTTGACAGTTCGAGAGGCCATACATTATGGGCATCATACACTATCTTGGTGTTAATGTTTTTACCATCCATCTCAAGTACCATATTAAAATCTACTATCTGGTCTAATATCCCATTCACTTCTGCCTCTATTGTAGGAAGAACTTTTGTAATCAATTCATACGGGACACCATCTCGCTTGACTGCATCCATATAATATTCATAAGCTTCAAAATTATCCTCGAGGTCTTTTATTTCTTGAATAGTTTTATTTATCTGGTCAATTCTATTCTTATATATAGTAACTTCACCATGTAATTTTTTCATTTCAGTGTCTGACTGAGTTAATTTTATATTAAGGTCATCTAATCGGTGTTGAGCATTTGTTATCTGCTTCTCAATCTCCTTATTAGCTTGTATCATATCTTCATTTTCATAATATCTAAGTATTTTATCATCGGTAGCTTCTATTTGTGTTTCAAGGCTAGTTCGTTGTGACATTAGAGAAACTTTTTCACTATTTAAATGTCGCTGTTGGCTTTTAACTCTATCAAAATCGAGTAACAAGGTATCATATAGTTTTCTATCATTCTCAATGGTAGGATATTTAGTATTAATTGTAGCTCCATACTGATTAAATGTCGTTGTCATTGATTGAACTGTTTTTTTATCTGCTTCTAATTCTACCTGAGTTTTCATAGCATCTTTTACAAAAGGGTTTTTAACACAATAATTACACTCAGGGTCGTATTCGTGTTTATTGAGCTTTTCAACCTTATCTAATTTAAATCTAATTACCTGCTTTAATGTGTCTAATTTAAGTTTGACATCATTCATATCAGTAACCAGGTGCTGGTATTCTGAATAATCGGTATCAACATTACCATAGCTATCCAAGTTAGTCGTTATAGTATTAAATATTTTTTTATTTTCAATAGTTTTATTTTCGATTGTATCAATATCATCATCAATGGTATCTGATTTTTTATTTAGTAGATGGTTTTGAGCTTCAAGTGAAACAATATCAACTACTGCCGAATCGATATTATTCAATTTTTTTGATAAAAATAATACTTCAGAATTTCGTGTTTTTTGGTCTTTTAATAGTTTTCCACGGACAACTTCAAACTCATCATAAGCAGTTTTACTACTGTCATATTTAGCTTTAGCTTCTGACAACTCATAACCATAATCGTGTTTCTTTAAATTTCTTAATATAGCCGATACATCGTGAATTTCCTCCTGAGCTAAAGTGTAAAGTTGGTCAAACACATTAATATCCATAAATTGAGCTAGAATTTCTTTTCGCTCTTTTTGGGTTTTCTCAATAAATACATTACCTTGAGATTGTAGTGACAGGGCGGTCATAATGAAATCACTATAATCACCTATAATTTTTCTTATATTTAAATTAGTGGTTCTTCGTTGGTCACCATTCATAGAAACTCTGTCACCAGCTTCGTCAATAATCCAAAAATCTACATCTACTTTAACATGACCATTTTTACTCTTTCTAGCTCTCCGTTCAATAAAATAATCTTGGTCGCTAACTGAAAAATTTAACTTGCAATCAAAAGTAGCCTTTTTATTATTCATAACATCTCTGGCATATATTGTTCGAGAACAAGTGTCAAACAAGCAAAATGACAGTGCGTCTAATAACGAAGATTTACCTGAAGCATTTGGAGCAAATAACCCAACACTACCATTAGTCTTTTCAAAGTCAACCACATTTGTGTCACCAAACGAGAACATATTATCAAACTCAAATTTCTTAAGCTTCCAATGTACATTTCGTGAAACTTCTTCTTCTGGTAATTGAGAATTTAAATCAGCATTAATTACTTTAATCTTAGCTAAAACACTATCATCAATGGCGTATTGGCGTTTCAAATAATCATCAATTAAAGTATATTGGTAATCTGTGTTTCGGACATCACCTACATTTATCTTGTTTAATCTGTCACCTGTTTTTGTTTGTGACAAAGTATCCATTCTATTTATAGAAATTTCTTTGACACCATATGCAGTGTGTATTTCCGAAGTAACTTTTTTAATCTCTGACGAATCGGTATTAGATATTCTAACACGAAGTCTAGCTTTTTTTGGCATATCATCAACAATCGGAACCACTCCATTATCAACTTCTAATGTATAATAACCATAGTCATTTTCTATTTTCTCAAATGTAGATTGTTTTGCTGGGACATCCCAAGTCAAATACCCGTGGTCTAATGTTTCACCATGATTTTGTTGAATTAGAGAACCACAATATGCTATTCGATGGTCCTTATCCATAAATTGCCTTTTGTGAATATCACCGAGTAAAGCTAAATCATAACCATTAAACAGAGCCGTGGTATGTTCAGGATTTTTTAAATGAAACCCAAAATCAGTAGTACAATTATCTACACTACCGTGGAATAAGGCAATTTTAGTACCACTCCCCAAATCAACTGCCTTTGGGTATTTAGCTACATTATGTTCATCAAATACTGACATCACAGTGAATGTAACATCAGCTAATTCAAAAGTACAAGTATCTCGCATATAATATAAATTTGAATGATTGAGGTTTTTTACAATCGGTTGTAATACATCCAATCGGTGAAGGTTATTTAAATTACAATCGTGGTTACCCGCTATAACTATTGTAGGAGCTATATCAGCTAAATTCCTAAAAAAGTCTGAAATCAAATCTACTAATTCTGGTGACATATCGAGTTTAGCGTGAGCTATATCACCACCCAAATAAATTATACTATCTTTTGAATTTTGTTTTATTCTATCATATACTTTGGAAAACACTTCTCTGTATTCAGAGTGTCGTTTTAAATTACGGATATGAATATCAGATAGGTGGTGTATAGTTTTAAGTTTTTTAAATGGTACTTTTATTTTCATAATTATCCTAACAATCTGTATTTAATTAATGAGCTAAAATTTAATAAATTGGTGTCCGATAGTAAAGTGTGAATAGCATCAAAACCTATATCTGATGGGTCTGTATCAGTAGGTAAATCTACCATATAAACATTTCTGCCCTGGTTCATAAATTTTTCACATATTTTCAACGAATCTTTAATGGCGTCTGTATCAAGTGTTATGTAAATGTCTTTAACATTATGTTCTATAATTTTTTTTTCTAACTTTTGTGGAATAGTCTTTCCGAACAATGGTATCGCATTTCTCTTTATAGAGATAGCATCAAAAACACCTTCACATAATATAATCGGTTCATTCCAATTTATGAACAAATCAAATCCCACCACATCCTTACTAACGAATGGGTTTTTATATTTCATCGTACTGTCATAAAAACTCCTACCAACAAAATAATTCAGTTGAGCATCTGCATCAAACGAAGGTACTATTATTCTATTTGAATATAATCCAGTTTCACAATAACCTATACTGTATTTTAATATGTCAAACGGTGTTATACCACGATGCTGTAGATATAACATAGCTCTCTTATATTCTGGGGTGTTTTGTTTTTCCCATAGTGGAATGTATTGTTGTGGTAATTTAACTACCTCTACCTTAGCATCATCATCACTCGCATATACAGTAGTCTTTGAATAACCACTATTGTATAATTCTTGAAATTGGTCACGAGTAGCTTTTAATTTTTTGAATAACTGAATTAAATTATGACCACCTGTGTTACAAATCCAACAGTGCCATTTTTGGGTTTTTAGATTTATTTGTAATTTCTTTTTATGATGACTACAAAATGTACAATAAAAAGAATATTCTTCGTTCCGAAGCTTACTGCTCCTTCCCAATAATTTTTCTATAAGTATGATTATCGAGTTATTATTCATATACTATAATATACAACATTTTTGGTATATAAATCAAGTATTATTTTCATATAAAGACATAACTAATGCATCGTAGGAATCTATATTTTTAGGGTCCCAATTTCCCCTCGAAGTTGTCTTACACCATTTTTTTGTATCATATCGCTGTTCAATCTGTTCTTTAACATAATCTTTAGCTTTAACACCCTTAACTCGAGCTTTCCCGAATACTCGTTTACGACCGGTATTGGGATTTATACTAATCAATGGTACTTCCATCGAATTTTCTAATATAAAACAAAACACTGCATTGAATTTAGCTAATTTAATTATGACCTGTTGTGAAGTTCTGCCACCAGCAAACCCAGATAAATTATCTTCAACATGGATTCTATCTATTTCGTGTGGTTTATCTCCTAAAATATCCATAGCATAATATGCTTTTTCTTGAATTGTTTTTTGTTTTTTAATGTCTATGAAACCCATATCGAGTATCTTTTTATTTTTTGTAAATGCATATCCAATACAAGTTGTAGATATGTCTAATCCTAATGTAACCATTTATTCCCCATAATTATTAAATATCTATTCTAACATTAAAAGTCATCGGTGTTTCGTTTGAACTGAATATAGGTCTTGCTAATTTACCTACAGCCAGTAACTCATAACTTTGATTATATAATCCTATAGTAGTAACATATGGTCTAAATAATGAATGAGATGCTACTCCTAACATATCACCAGTATTACCATCTACTAATAAACTTTTGTGAATAGTAGTATTAAATTCGGTATCTTCTATTTCACACTTATATTCGTGTTCAACAATTCTTACGGTAGAATCGAAAGTAAGCTCAAACCCATCTGAACCTGTTCCTAATAATATTTGATTATATTGTTGTTGTTGAGTTATTACAATACTACCTTGGTTATAAAATACATTTCCAATATTCGGAGTTACTATACCATCTGGGAAATGATATAATGCCTGAACTTCACTAGCACTTAATGGTCTATCAAATATTCTTACTTCATCAATATCTCCGTCAAAATAATTTCCATAATTATTATTATTCGACCCAAGAACACCTTTACCGATTGAGGTTATATCTAAAGAACGAGAAAGAATTGAATTACTTGGTCCAACATCTACGGTATCATAGGAGTTAACCAACTCACCATCTAAATACCAACTCATTTGACCACCCTCACCAGTTAACACATTATGGTGCCATTCTGTATCAGCTGTGATTCCAGAATCTCCTGCCGCATTTGGGTAAAATAAATATGATTCATTTCTAATAGCCTCAGATTCTAAAACAAAATTACCATCACCATTAATACCACTATCTATAAAGGTGAGTGCAGTATGTCCACCATAGAATACTCTAAGAAATTTATTGTCATTACCAGAAGTTAATGAATCTCTTTTCTGCCACCAAGATATAGCTGCTCCTGTAGTAGTACCGTCTTGACCAAAATCCAATGTGATAGTCGAAGATAGCTGAGCTTCATGATTTGATGATGAGGTGAATGATAATGACTTGTCTAAATAGTTTAAAGTGTTGTTAGCTCCCGTGGGAAATGTCTGTCCGTCGGTTATTGTCAAATCTGCATATGATGTTGAAGCTTCATTATATACCACCGAACCAGATGTATCAAAATTCCAATGTACTATCGGGTCTGTTGGAAACTTTGAAGCTGTTGCTAAATATGTGGTGGTATCTGTAAACTTACTACTGAAGCTAGATGACAATGCTACACTATACAAATTACCTGCAGTGTCATCTTTTATCTGTTCATTATTATAAGAACCACTATCTGCGGAAATGGTTATAGAGCCCGGTTTAACTCCCAACCCAAACTTCTGCTGAGGGATTACTAAATGTGAAATCGAAGAAGCTTCGAGTGTAGGAAAGGGCATTGTATCATAATATAATCCAGTACCAGCGACTATCAATGAATCGTCATTATTAAAAGTAATTATAGGATTATATTTATTTTTGTAATATACTTTATTTACCAAGTGGTATATATTGCGTTTATAAGTACCATCTGAATTTTGTTCCTCGGTAGGGTAAAAATGTGATGTATGATTTATACCCTCTAATACTTTTATACCACTGCCACTATCTACATTGTCTACCGTTACTAAAAAGGTTTTATTAGCTTCAAATGGTGTAATCGTAATATCACTTGTCTTGATAGTTTTGAATGCAATTGGCATCTATATCTTACCATTCATTTTCACTTTAAAAATCTAATTTAACTTTTATTACAGCTTCTCTGCTGAATGATTTTAATAATGGTTTACTTAATTTAGCTACTGCTAATAATTCCTTAGCATCATTATATAATCCCACAGTTGTAATATAACTTTTCGGGTCTGCTTTAAATCCAGCATTTACAGGAATTCCTGTTGTCTGGTTTGCCCAAGTAGAGTTATTTGTATAATTGTATTCAGAAGCTTTTATTCTACAAAAATAATGTGTCGAAGTTACATCTTCCTCTGACCTAGCTTTGAAGTGTGCTCCCGTTACCAGTGCATCTAAAAATGTTTCATGGTTTGCGGCTGTAGTAGTTACTGTATCCCAACCAACAGACGATGTAACTCTACCATCAAGTATCATCAATCCTACATCTGGATATATAAGTCCGTATTTTTCAGTACCCACTTGTCCACCATTAATCGAACCACTTATAATGTTATACACTCTAGCCCGTGAACCAGTACCTGCGGCTGTAGATTGTCCACTATCGTCAATTAAGTGGAGTTCTGTCAAATCACCACCCGAACCTTTTAATTCTAATTCCCAATTACCAGGGTCAATTCTTTCTTTATATAACGCTCGAGAAACATTAATAGCATAAAAATCATCAGTATAATTTTCTCCAGCGGCATTTGTAAATGTAAACAATGAATCACCTGGGTTTAATACTGTCTGCACATGCTGAGAATATATGGCTTTAGTTGGTCTGTTGTCAGATATTCCCGCTGAACCACTACCCGCCTTGTGACCATATGCAATAGAAAATTGTACAGCTGCTCCTTCAGTTGCTGGGTCTTTTTGATAGACATCATAATAATATTTTCCAGCTGCTGAAGCTGTTTGAGTAGATGAAGTATAAAACGCAGTTAATGAAGATGTTGCATTGCTCCATAGTGGAGTGGTTACTTGTTGCATTACATTTTCTACAATGTCATCACCCGAATTGAAATGAGTAAACGCTCGGGTAGCAGTAGCATCTATTTGAGCTTGTGAATTAACTAATGTCCCAATTACTGGGTTTAATTCGTCTGATATGAATTGAGTAAGTCCACCTACATTAATTCCTAAACTATTACTGGTGCCCATATTACCTGTGAGGGCATTCGCTACTGCTTCTATTATCTGCTCTGTTGTTAAATTTGCCATTTACTTGTCTCCTATTAATCCGTTATGACGCTGTAGTAGTAGTTTCTGGTGAAGGTACTACTGTTATATCTATTGTTTTCTGTGCACCTGTTTCATTTCCTATTATAGAAAGTTTTGTATAACTATCAGAAGAAGCTATTAAGGTTTTAACTTTTAATTTAACAGATAATCCTACTTCACTTACAGTATATCGCTGTGTTACATCACCTAAGAAAGAAGGAACTGTTCCAACTAAATTGGTACTAACACTATCTATTACTTGTAATGAAGCTAGTGTTCCATTATGTAAAATAAAAGTATATCCAAGTGTTTGGTCAGCTCCACTTATATTGGTCGTAATAGGGTCTATTACAACTTCAGTCTGATTAGCTGAGGTTAAAATTAAAGTATTATTTTCAATGCCAGCTATATCTAAAATGGGAACTTTAGGTGTCCCTTTAGGTAATGTTAAAAGTTTAGACCTCATAATTTGTGTTTCATCTGATACAGCTTCAAATATAGGTGTATTTTCTATGACTACCCCATATGCCGAACTTCCGTCAGCATGAGTTGGGTCCCATAAAGAATAATCTATTTCATCATCACCGAGTGCAAATTGTGTAATCTGAAAACCATTCTGTCCTTTTCCACCAGATGATAATCGCTCTCTACCTTTCTTTGTTAAGATGGCATCTACCGTTATGGTTGAATTGTCTAAATAAGCCATTGTATTGTCTCCTATAATCTCTTTATCGAAATTTTTAAATTATAACTAAAGCATAAACTTTTATTCATATATAAATATAATTAAAATAAATTTTATGATATTATTTTACTTTCAATGTTTTTCCTGTTGTTTTAGAAACTACTAATTGTGACGGAGCTGTTTCAAAAATTTCAACAGCTTCTTTCCCATCATAAGTAGTGTGGATATCGTTTAACATACCATTATATTTTTGATTTATCCTGGCTGTATTATAAGCTGGGTTATACTCATACGGGACATATCCCCTAACGGCCATTTCATTTGGAATAGAACCGGTTATACTTCTATCATTGTCATAATACCCATATTCTATAATAGGTTTATGTACAATCACACCACCAAACTGTCTAATTGGTTGGGTGGAACCAGTGTGCACTAAATGTAAGCTTGATAATCGTTGCTTAAAAGTGTATGGATGTATTGCTTCTTCTTCTTTACCACTACCAGTATAATAAGTAGTACCTAAATGGTAATCGTCAGTTTCAACTTCACCTAAATAATTAGTGATGGCCATCGTTTGGTCACCGGTTGGTACCCTGCCCGTAATTGTATAAGCAGTATAATTAATAACAGAATTAATGTCATCAACTTCTGTTTTACTACCACTATACAAATATGATTCTACCAACCCTGTATATTGTGTCAATGTACCAGTCCATTTATCTGCTAATTTACCAGTTTCGCCAGTGTACGCCTCATATTCAGATTCAACTGAAGCTGTAGTTTTGTGAGCCTCACCTAAATATGAAGTATTTTCTCGTGTAAGTGGTTTCCACCTATCGTGCTTTGACCGTTCTAATAAATGAGGTTCTATCACTACACCAACACTTGCATGAGCTCTGTGTGGTAACAAATTTTTAATCTGTTCAAACAATGTGAAATCGAATGCTTGGATTAATCTAATATATTCAAAAAAATCATTTTTAATATCATACCGCTTGAAATAATGGTCTCTTACTTTTTTTAGTGCTGGGTATTCACTATTATATACATCACCGGGGTCTCCAATAAAATCATCAAAATCTATTCCACCGAAGTCAGCGATTATATCTTCATTGATAGCTTGTTGTGGTGAAAATTGAACATCAAGTTTTGGAGAATCAATAGCTGCATAATCGTTAGCTCGTGTTTCAGCTCTGGTGGTTAGTGATAGGTTTCCACGCAATGATGAAGATTCTACTCGTATTTTATTTGATGTCCAACGATTACCACCTATTTTAGGTAATTCAAAATTATTCTCTATATCATATGGTATATAACTTTTATTTTTAGTCCCAAAATTAACTACTTCAGCTGATGAAGTATAATCTGAGGTGTATGCTATATTAGTAACATAACCAATACCACTATGGTCAACTGGTGTACTAAAAGGTAACCTCACTTCTAACTCATCATAGAAAGAACTTGTACTTAATCCCACATATGCTAATGGAGCCTTTACATGAATGTTGAATGTATTCTCCGCTATCGGTTTGTTCCACAATCTAAATTCTTGAATACTCCCACTAAACCACGGAGCTGTTGAACCAGAATCAGTTACATATATAAAATCTGACGCCGTGTATGCTCCTTTATAGGAAGCACTTGTGGTAGCTGTAAATGACATAGTGGTAACAGAACTAAATGGAATAGTATCTCCATAAGCTTTTTTGACATACATATTGTAAGTCTGTGCTATATCCGTAGCATCTGACCCACTACTTCTATTTAACATCACACTCCAAAAGTCTCCATCATATAATGGTAACTTTGAAGATGTAATAGATTTATATCCATCTGAACCAGATAATCTAAATCCTAAATATCCCCAATCACTAACTGAACCAAAAGTGTTATCACCAACAGAACCTGAATGAGGTAATAATTGAATATCCCATTGAGTCGAATCTGAACCTGTATGGGCTTCTATTAATGTAACATTTTGAGGACTTGAACTATTGTTATTCCAATCTATATCAGATTTGAATCTAAATTGTATTGTATCTGGTCTTCTATCGTTTGATGTGTTTTTCCAAGGTAACGAAAAGTATTGGTTACTTGATGTAAAATTTAACGCATATGTAAATCTATCATTAACATAATAAGAAGTACCTTTAGGTTTGGGTCCACCATATTCTTTGATATTTAAAATTGTAGATGGTATTCCATAACAAGATATTAAAGCTTTAACAGAACGAGCTGTTCCTTTTGTCTTAACTAAGTATGGTAAATTATTTAATAATCTTCTCCATATCTCTTTAGTATAATCATTAGCTGATAATTTCCCATCCTGACTATTACTATGGTTAAAAGTTATAGTATAATCAGATGTACTAAATGCTCCATTATAATTTGTATTCAATGAAGCTGACAAATGGTGTACTGTACCGATAGTGCTTGTATAATCTGAACCTGCCGGGTTCGCTGATGATGGTATCGTTAAAGTACCTCCACTGAAATTACTTGAGAGAGAACCTCCGTGTATAGATAAAACAGACTCTGACACCGTAACGCTACCAATATTATATTGGTTTTCACCTAAAGTGTATTTCCATAATTTAACTAGGTCTTGACCATTGTTTAATTTCATACCAAACGATTGACCTATGAGGTAAGTTAAATCCTTATGTAACCCTTCTATATTTTCACTACCATTGTCATCTGGTGTAAAATTATACTCAGTATGTATATTGTGTCCTCTGTTGGATATATCAGATAGGTGGTGTGCATATGTCCACACAGTATCGAAGTGTTGTCCTATCATATCTACAAATAATAAAAATTCAGCGTTTTGGTCATCAAGTCGTATATGTGCAGGTAAATTCTTCCTAAGGGCATCTGAGTTTTCATTATCAAAATCGATAGCATTAGCTAATTGGTTGTCATACCAACCAGTTACCTCTGACGCAGTTGATGGGTATAGTACATATGGTTGTGTAGATGTTGATTTTGGCCATGTAGCATCTTGATAATCAGTAGTATCTTGTATGTACGACCCACTTTCGTTGTAAAGGAACTTTTCGTATCCATCAAAACCATTTATTAAATTATCCCGTAAAGTCGTATAATAAGTTTTTGTAGTAACTGAACTACTAACTGAAGCGAAGTTTGCTGATTGTGAAGTATAAGTTTCTATCAATTCAACTTTATATTTAAAATTTCTAAGCCGCTCCTCGGCAGAACCAAATTTTACAAACTTATTATAATCCGTATAATCTACATTAAGTTTAGATTCAATATGACTACCAGATAAATAAGTGTCTATTATATTTTGAGCTGTTGTAGGGTTTTGTGATAATAAGTCATTCCAATTTTCAAAAGTGTCCATTCCTCGTTCGCGGACTATATTAATATCAACATCTTTGGTGTGATGAGCTAGTTGAGTAAATTCTTCTTGTCTGGGTGGTATTCCTACAAGGTTAACTTTTTCTACTATTGGTTTGGTATAAAGCTTACATATACTAAATTGAGTTTTTTCTTGTATATCGTCTGGTAATGGTTCGTAAAGTTTAACTATCAACCCGTGAGGTTCTTCTGGATAATTTACTTTATCTACAACCCAATTGGTAATCAATGATAATTTATTATCACCAAAGTTAGCATATATATTCAAATCACGAGGTTCTAATGTAACGAAATCATCATAAGCTTCTTCTAATTTTTCAATATATGTTTTGAACTCATCACTAAATGGGAAACTTTCGTTTTCTGGGTCGTTTAACAATTCATTCATATTGAAATATGGAGGAGTAGAACCACCTGTGATATGATTTATTAATACCTCTTTTTCATCAGAATTTAATGTACCTGCTTGAATACCTGTAGTAATATCAGTAATATTTATTAGTCCATCACCATTTATATCATACGGATGTAGATTAACTGGTGTATCTACTTGTAGCTTATTACCGAAGTTTACAAATTGAATATGTGAAATAAAATCAGCATATGTATTTACTCTCTGAACAGGTAGTAATAATAATTCTTTACGAGACGGTGATATTTTCTTTATATAGACAGTATTATTTATTAACTTCCTATATACATTATATACAGCTTTATATCTACCTAAATCAAGTCCACTTTCTCTTAAATCCTTCGCTGGGTTTAAAACTAAATTATTATTTAATATTTGATATGTAGGTGCGCTAATTTGTTTCAATAACACGTCAGCTGATGAATATCCAAACAATTCTATTTTATCATTATCTCTAAATGTCCCAGGTCTGTCAAAAGTTTCTAATAACTTAGTTTGGTTTATATCAATAAGAACTCGGTCATCCTCTTTTATATACTGACCGCGTACTTGTGACCTAGCGTTGTTTATAGTGTCTATGTTTTTATATTTTTTTATTGTCATATTCTATTCTCTATTGTCCGGGAGTTTTTTTCCATCGTTCACGATATGCCCACCAATACCAAGTTATATCATCGGGACCTATATATTCATCAACTCCGAATGTAGGCCAAGCGTTGTCTTCTGGTGCTGGCATTGATGGATAACCATTAGGTAATTCGGTTTCTGCACTCGCAGATGCATAACCAGCTTCATAACCAGCAGCATAACTTGATGATAAATATGTTACGCTATTGACTCCGGCCTCAAAAGCTTCAATTTCAGAAGCGTGCTCTGTGTCACCGAATGGTATAACTGTATTTTCTCTAATCTGATTAATTATATTGGAAAATGCTGTGGAGGTGGAGGTCATGACACCACTTCCATCTGCTGCTTCTACAAATGCACTTGTAATAGCATCATTAACACTCGTCTCTATTATATCCAATGCTGTTTGTAATCTGGTTACTTCACTATGAGAAGCATGTGCTACATTCTCTGCAACTGTAATTTCATTTAATCTACTGGAAAAGTAATCAGCTCTAGCGTCGTGTACATCTCTCGTATGTTTAAATGTTTTAACTTTATTAATTGTAAAATCATCTTCATTAAAGCTTGTAGTTATTAGTGTATTAGAATCAGTTTCAGATGAAGTTTCATCACTTAAAACATCACCTCCTAATTGTGTCAAACTACTATCCAATAAATAAGCATGACTTCCTGTAATACCGGAATTAGGTATATCCCCCTTTATAGTTTCATATATCTGGAAAAAGGTATCCGTATCAACATTGTTCGGAGTTATAGTAAGGGTATTTTCATCATCAACCAGAGTGGTAGGTAGTAACTCTGTTATGTCAGTATCTAACACAGTATCGACATCTGCATATTCCGGTATTCCCAATGTAGCTGTTATTGTTTTAGTCGTATTATATGGTGAAATCATATAACCATCCAAATCTCTAAAGTTAGGGTCTATAGGATATAATTGTTGACTTGATTCCAAACCATATTCAGGTGTAGCGTATGTCCAATATGTATCATCAGTTGGATTATAATGGTAGGGTCCTTCATAATCATCAGTAGTTAATAATTTAAACTCACCACCAGATGTGTATAAATTAGGTACTATGTTAAATGACTGAGCCATTATCGTACCACCTTAAACTGAAATTTATTGTCGTCAAAAACTTCGGTGGTAGAACCCGATACTACTTTGAACAAAAACTTATAATACCTTTCAGGTTGTAATGTATCCATTCTAAAATTAAAGAAATTCCCACCAGCATCACAACTAACTTTGGTATAGTCATCAAACCCAATCACATCTTCACCAGTAGAAACATCTCGCACTGAATAATAAGTCGTGATTGGTAAATATGTAACTGTTAAATAATCAGATGATGTAGAATAGGTTTTGGTAGGGATACGATTTCTACCAGTGACATTAAATTTAGGAGTTTCTACTTGCTTATACTCTCGCTTTATCCCTCTCATATATAATACTATATCAGCTTTCATATTAATAGGTGAGAGTGTACCTGTCACGAAACTTGAATCGTCCCACTTAGTGTCTATACGTGGTATATAAATAGTATGCGTGTCACGAGAAAAGAACTGCAAGTTACCATAAGGTTTATCTTCTACTTCATTAGTAGTTGGTCTTTTTATAATTAAACCTTCATTCGCAAATGTGTTTGAGTGCCATTGTTTTACTGTATTAGTAATATCAATATTTAAGTCGCCAGTTTCGTATTCAAACGATTGAATGTGCGTATATTGACTTTCTCCAGAATTTTGACCCTCATAATAAGTACCTCCAAAATTTACTGAACCTGTTGTATAGTAAGCGTTAGTGCTATATGTAAAACTACCAGTAGCCCATTGGTTCCCAGTACCCGAAAAATAACCATCTTTATATTTCCAACTTACTCCATCCTGAACTACTGGACTATTAATTAATTTTCCAGTACCCATTTCCCAACTCTCACTAACAGGATGTACATATACATCATACTTTAATGGTACTTCGAGTACTCGTGAAGTGTACAACCTCAATGAGTGACTTGTTGTAAGTAATGTTTCCCCAAATGATGATAGTGAAGCACTTAAATTAACTTCATCAAATTTTAATAATATTCTTGAATTATAATAGGTGCTGTCAATTTTATATTTACTCAGCTCTAAAATAGAATCTAAGCCCGTGTTTTGGTTTTGTCGTTGCGATGTTGGTAATAATTTATCTCCCAAATTCCGTTCGTATATAGTAGCATCTTTATCTATGTAAGTAAATATGTGCATTATCTAGCCCTCCCTTCAACATCAGTATTTGGATATTTTAACTCGAATATCATTGGGTCGAGTGACGGATATATAATACCACCAGGGTCACCTGAAGCATTCAGAGGTTCAGCCTCTACCAAATCATATACATTGTTAGAATAATTACCTCCAGTTTTATTAGTAAACTTCAATGTAGTAATATTCTGCACACCCTCTACTAATGATAGTTTATATAATAAATCAGTTTTAACTATTGGTTGGTTTATCTGCCATTTATCTATATCAAAAAATTCTTTAATGCTGCCTATACATCGTAACACAACCTCTCGCTTATTATAATTATTCAACGCTATAACTTCAAACTCGATACCTATATTAACGATATAACCATTCAACAAATTAATAGCATCTGTCAACATTCTGTATTGAGATAAGTATACTCTTAAATTGTGCTTTACGGTATCAGACAAATTAACTAAATTTTTAGATGCGTCATATCCCAAACAATAAAAATTCAATGAAAATGGGTTTGGTATAGAATTGGGAGTTTCAGTTCCAGTAGTGGTATCCTGACCACTCAGTTGAGAATCGGGTGCTACATATACTTTAGATACATTTCCATATTTAGCTGGTAAAGAATAGCATCGGACTATATAATCTTCCTTAGTAACTGCTCGGTTCTGAGCTGGAAAACTAGCTATTGCATTTTGTCTTATTTCTTCTATTGTTTCAGAACTTCTACCACCTATAGCTGGTTTTATATTTATCACTGCTAATGAATTTTTAGTGTTGCTAAATTCAGTATTACTGGGTATTGTGTTCAAATCATTCAAAGTGGTATATGTAGATATATTAACTATGTCGTTAGCTGGGACATTTGTTTTTATACCACCACCCTTGGCGTATGTAACTGTCAATGTTGTATTTGAAGGTACTTGACCATATGTCTTTGTAAATAAAAAGTTTTGCGGGTCAAACGAAGTATCGATACTACTCACACCAGTACCCAAAGTAGAACCAACATTAGTCGGGTTCGGTATAATTTCCTCATCTGGAGAATCTGATACTCCAGCTCCGAATTGTATTCGTGTCATATTAGTGGAAGTTACTTCCTTGACAAATCTGCGTGGAACTTTTTTTAATTTTAAAATATAAGGAGCATTATCAGTTTGTCGTGATAAATCAGGATTGTTCTTAGCACTGTTTTCAACATCAATAAATGTAGTGTCTTGAGCTAGATATGAAGTTTCATACCAGATGTTCCCATCAGTATCAGTAACTTTTATTATATCAGTCACATCATTGGTGCTCAATGTTCTCCTATCGTATTTTTTTGGAGTGGTGAAAGTAAAGGTTTCAGTCGTCACAGTACCAGCTACAACTTCTACCTGCTTCTTCAACAAATAAAATGTAGGAGCTGATTCAACATAAGCATATATTGTAATGTCTGTAGGGTCTAACGAGCTCGAATATCTAAAATCAATAACATCAAGTGTCCTAAACTCAGTACCATTACTATTAGCAGATACTCTCATTCCACTTTCAACTACTAATGCATATCTCATATCAGGTCGGTATGTAACTCCCCCATCATCTGTAATTGATGGGACGGTATGGTACACATCTAATATAGCTCTTGATGCTACGGTTGGTTTAGATTTGTATCCAAGTGTATTAGCTAATGCTACAACATTCTTTCTCTCTTCGGCATATGGTAATAAACTTTCTTTGAATTGTTTATCTATATAAAACGAAAGCACATCACCTACATAAGAAGCCATCTCGATAAACATCATACCAGGGGAGGTTTCATTAAAATCATTATAGGTATTTGGGTAATAAATTTTACTAAAATCTATCAATGATTTTCTAAATGAAATAAAATCTCGATTTAAATATCTTACTTCCTTTTTATTGTCTGTTTTTACACTTGGCACTTATCGTCTCCTATAATTCTGGACCGGACATTGTGAATGATACTGTTTCTAACATTGTAGGGTCCTGCTGTAAACTAAATGTCAGTGCTATATGAAATACATTTTTAGTTGTCTGTAATCCGTCACCTCCGCTAGTCAATACTTCTAAATTTTCCAAATGAACAAATGGTAACCATATGCTCAATGTTTCTCTGATAGAATCTTCTACTCGGTGTCCAAGAGTCCCATCATCTTGTTCAAACATCATAGAGTAAATATTTGTCCCCAAAGTAGGTTGCATTATACGCTCATTCTTAAGCGTAAGTATCAAGTTCATTATATTATGTCTAACTTGTTTAATACTCAAATACTCTTGGTCAAAATATGTACCATCAGCTGTTATTGGTAATTTCAAACCTAAAGCTATATCTGGTTCATTATCAAACACGCTCATACCAGTTGTAGTATGAGTGTCATCTAACACAAAATCAATTGGTTTTTCAGGCATTCATTTTCTCCTAATACACCTTACAACAATCTATACCAGTGACTGGATTTAAAGTAGCTGGTGCTGAAGTAGTACCCGTCCCAGGTGAAACTGTTGTCCCTGGATACACCGACGCTACTACTTGACCAGGCATTGTTGTTACAGATGTTCCCGGTAACATTTGTATTCCACTAACATCTACTGAAGCTTCTTTTATATATTTATCAATAGCGTCGGCTATACCCTTAGCCATCTTTTTGTTCTGTTGTTTAATATCACCATCTGCAAATAAATCGTCTTTTAATGGTTCATTTAAAACAGTTTCTATATCTTTAGCTAAATTACTTTTATTTAACATATCATCCTTTCAAAGGCCCTACTGCTCTTTTTTTATCTATAGCTTTCATTAAATCACCATAATTACGAGTCATAGCTTGACTCACATCTTGAGGTATATCTGTAACTACTCTACCATCCGGTGTTGTCATAGGTGCTATTTGAGATGGTGTATTTTCACCACCATACCCTAATAAACTAGCCATAGAATTTTTATCAAATGTTTTACCTCCCATAGTTGGCCATTCTTCTTGACCAGTTTGGGGTGGTGTCACTTGTCCATCTTGAGGAACACCTCCCTGAGTATTATTAAGAATCTCATTTAACATAGGGTCGTGTGTATAATTTTTCTGTTCTTTGGGTACAATGCGTTTAGTCATATCGCGGATAGATTTTTCAGTCAATTTCTTGTTTGTCTTGACTGGTTTCCGTTTAACTGGTTTTTTAGTTTCACCTAACAATTGTACAAACGATACAAACTCCTGTCGCACCGCCTTAGATACTTCCTCACTAATTATCTTCCGTAATGTGGTAGATAAATCATTATTCTTTTTCATAATAACCTCCATTATATTGTGAAATTTTGTACGCTTAAAAAATTACTTAACTTAATTTTAAAGCTTTCAAGTTCAATTACATTTACAGGATTCATACTAGCTGGTCCCGCTCCATTTATATATTGACATTTTGTTACTATATCAATAAGTTCTTCTAACAAGACTTTAAGTGTTTCGCCTTTTACTATAGGTTCATCTTGACTTGGATTTTCTTCATCAACTACACCTAAATAAATTTCTGGACTATTAATTATAGTTTTATCAGTATTTGATAATATAGTCGTAGCTGTTGTATTTAATACTATACCAGCCGCTGCATCTACTATGAACCTATCAGTGGTACAAAAGTATTGACTTAATTTTGAAAAACACATAAATTCTTTCTCTCTTGTATTAAATATCAATCTATCAGAATTTAATATTATTTGTTTTCCACTAAATGTTTCGGGTGCTTCTACAAATCGCTGGTACAAGATGCTGCTCTCATCACCACTTTCATCTTCACCTGGTGCTGATGCTGGTGTTAATATAATTTCCTCATCAGTCATTAAATGAATACTGGTACCATCTTCATTTATATTTTCATCTATTGGGTTATTATAATTCTGGTCACTCAACCAATTTTCATTTATAGTGGATAGTCGTTGACCAGTCCTAATAATAATATTAGGTGAAGTATAAGCTTCTTCATAATCTTTACCATAACTAAACTTAAT